ACCTCCTCGGCGTAAATCACGTCCTCCTTGCTCAACTCTTCCATGTCCTCCTGGGTGAGAACGATGTCAACCTCCTTCTGACTTGTCTTCGTAACTAATTGGTCTTTAGTGAATTCCGCAGTATTCCACTGACCCATGTTTGCTCGGTACGCACTTCTGATCGCCTGTCTGCACTCCTTCTGGCTGAAGCTTGAGTCGGGGGTTACGTGCATCATCATCAGGTTGTAACACGTTTCCTCAATCATCCCAAACCTGCAACAGCTTGCTGCTAACTTGAACACGAAGTGATTCCTCTCACCCTCACGGAACGCATCGCCCTTTGCTGCCATCCATGTGAGAAGGTTTTGGAATATCTTGTCGTCATCGTTTACAACCTCGGATACTACCTCTTTGGTTAACTTCTTATGCTCCTTCTTTACGGGGAGCTTGGTGTATGTTTCCGCATCCAAGTTGATGTAAATGTCTGGATCATACGACTCAAAACAGAGCCTTGAAACATTCCTTCCGGTCTTGTCAATGTCGTGGAAATCAGTCATTAGGGCATCAAAATGCTCCTTATGCATGGTATCTCGTTCAATCTTGACAAGTGCCTTGAGTCCATTACCAGATGGGGACAACCAAACAGCGGTAATGTGTCTTATGGCGCACAATTCATCCCTCTTTTGGTCAATATTTGACACGTTATCAAAGTCGAGTACGATGTATCCGGAGTGTTGAACAAGTTCGGAATCCTTTCTTCTTGAGAATGTTCCGCTGAAACAAACAGCGGGGAGCATCTTCTTTATCTCGTCGGCCTCCTTCTTGTTCGTTGCTTGCCTCGCTTGTTCGACGAGTGCCTTTGATTTTCCAGTCCGAATTCGTTCAAGTGCGCCCAACACACTAATTTGGTGTCCTTGCAAGTCATTGAAATCCTTGTAGATTGAAACTTTACCATGCATTGTTTGAGTCATAATTCGTTGTGTTTGTTTTCGTTATTTGTTTTATCGGTTCGTCTTCCCATCTTTTGTCTCGCAAGTACCTTTCAGGATCCTTCCAGTACCTTGCCTCCCTGCCTGACTTGTGATTATCCATAAGTTCGACAGCCTTTATGCGGTCCTCTTCACGCATTTTATTCCATACATCTTGAGCCTTCTTCTTTCCGTTTTTCTTATTGTATGAATTCCAAAAATCCTCAAATGTATATTTATTTGTTATCTCTTTCTTTGTATTATCTATATATGTAGGGGCGGGTTTTCCGATTTCCGATTTCCCGATTGCGGGAAACCCGCATTCCGATGAAACCCGCTCGTAGTATACGATGTAGTTAAATCCACGGGATAAACCATCCTCCCCAATCATTCTCACTGACTGTATGAAACCAAGTGTCTCAAGTTCATTCCAGGCGCTGGATATCGAATCCTTTCCATCGAGGAAGTATTCACTAAGCTTTGTCTTGTAGATCACCCAATCGCTTGGAAGCGAGAGAAGGAATGATAAAAGTCCCTTTGCCTTCATGCTCACGCTTGGGTCCTTCAAGAACTCCGTAGGAACCATAGCGAATGGGACATTCTTCGTTTTTACTATTTGTCCTGTATTCATAAAAAAAAGAAGCCCGTAAGAGTCACTTTACGGGCTGGGGTTTGGTAAATGCAATCTACCTTGTCCAACCCTCGGTTGTTGTGACTCTTAACAAACGAGGATTGGAATACTTCGCAAATGTATGCAAGACTATTCGTCGTCCTCCACGTCTTGTTGTAAAAAAATGTGAAATGCCTCACAGGTATCGCAGTAGTAGGCGCGTTGGGTTGTTCCGAATTTCTTCAAGATATCTACTCGCCTTTTGTATGGCTTTCGATCGCAGCCGTAGAAGTTCTCTTTCAGCACATCAGTTTAAGTTTTACGAAGATAGTAATTTACATATTACCAACAAGTGATTGTGTTAAGAAAAATGTGCGTATATTTGCCCTATGATTAATTTACGCCCCCCAGACGGACGAGTATTCGTCACCATCGAAAAAGAAACAGGGAATCAGATTGACGCTGTGATAACCCACGTCGGGAACGACACCGAACTTGAGGTTGGTCAACGTATTTGCATCCCGAAGGCTAAAATTGAAAAGGTAGAACTACAGGACACCGAGACATACTCTGTTCATGAAAGGGTTGTCTTTTTTGTTTACGAGTAATGGAGAACAGGAAACAAACATGGGAGCGAGCCATTTCGCTCATTAACCGCATGATTGAGGATCGCGTTGAGATCTACGAGGTGATGCGAATCTTCACCCCGATGGCATCTAGTGCGCGGAAGAAACTCTTATTGTGCGACATCAACATCACTGAAAAGGAATTGGACGAGGTCGAACTTGCAATCAGCCGATACAAGTCAACACTAACGGAGTTGTCTGAGACAAAGGTTGAGCAGCGCGTTCGTCGTTCTATGTTCTTTAAAACACTGCAAGAGCACTATGATAAGAACAAAGTCTAAAGAGAACTACGCGAAAATGATTGATGTGTACAACTACTACATCGACCGTTCGCAATTAAACCCAACCAAGGCGAGCACATGGTATTTGCTTGATAACTCGGATGCACTTGAGGTGTTTGACGGATCATATCACGCACTTCGTCGCGGGATAATCAAGTTATTCAGCGGAGTGAAGGTTGGCAAGAAGAACTTTGAACGCCAGAAGGCACTATTGGATATTTACAAGCGCAAACAATGAGCTATTCAAACTTTGATCTTGAATCCTTGCGACTCCTCAGTGGGGAGTGCATGATAGAAATTGAGGGACTCCTTGAGAACGAGATTGACTTCAATGGAGGTAAACTTATGATTGTGAGTAAGATCAAGAACTCCGTTGAGGAGGTTGATCCCCGTGATCTCATTGATACGATCAAATCAATGCAGCGTCATAGATACAAAGACGATGGGGCATTCAAGGAATATGGAAAGATGCTCGCTGAATCAAAAAAGGAGGTGGAAGCTGTTACCGAAGATAATGCTGGTAAGCAAGCCGTTCGTCGAGGAAAAATAGTAAAAGTATCTGAAAAGAACTTAACTGACGGTGGATGGGACTTCTCCTGCAAGTTCGATGGGGTTGTTGGGGATGATGTTTGGTTTGACGCGACCTACACGAGGGACCAAATGGAATCCGCTGATAAGTTATTTGAAAAGGACGGAAAGACGTACATCCTTATCCCAGAGCAATCTATCTACGCAGCAAAACGCGGCGATGAGATTGTAAGTCTGAACGGGTACATCATTGGAAAGGTTCTACCAAATGACAGAACCTATGGATCGTTATTCCTTCCGGACGCTAAAATAAGAAGAATTGAAGTTGTTGTTGAGCCTGCCCGTGATCCCATTTACAGAGAAGGCTTTTTATGGAACAACACCAAGGTTAAGAAGGGGGATGTTGTTTGCATCAAGCCTCAATTCGCAACGCGGTTAGATCCGACACTGGCTAATTCAACGGAATACGTTCGATTTCAAAGCCGAATAATACTAGCGATTGAAGAATGATTAAGTTAGACTTTTCTAAAATAGCTTACAACATTGAGGGGATTCCGGATGATGAATCCGTAGTTTATAGATTCTCGGACCTCGCGAGTCAGTCTCATATCTTTGACAGGAGTGATGACTTACCCAGTGATGTAAGCGCAGACAAAGTCATGCGATACCTGATATATATGTTTGCCCCTGGGACACCTGTGCGCGAGGCTTACCCAGACATTAACCAACGCAAACGCTATACACTGAACAAGCTCAACATTATTGTTGACGAAACAAACGATGAAAGTGGGTATGTGCAACTTTGTCTGATGAACGCTGAGTGGGCGGTGGATCGATACATCGCCTTCACTCGGCTCCAATGCTCGGAGGACTACTCAATCATGAGCACGGCGGATATGCGTATTGCCGCACTACAGAGGGCGTTATTGACTCAGCCCGTGGACAGATCCAACGACGACAAGAACTTCCAAGAGGGTCTTGAGAGATGGCGTCAGAGCCTTGTAGATGCAAGGAACCGAATCATGAACGATGAGACGAGCATAACCTTGCAGAAGGCAATTACATTCTCTGTTCGTGCGGAGAACCTTGGAATCCAACCTGAGTATTACGCAAGGGTGTGGAGAGAGAAGAAAGAAATATTTCCCGATATTATACCATGAGTTACGAGTACCTAGAAGAAGACAAGGAGGTTGTATTCCATGATGGAGACGATGATTTGGACACGATCCGAATACCACTCCCGCGTCTTGAGCAGTGGTACTCAAAGCATCTTGGAAGGGAGGTAACAAGGGAGGAGGCAATAACCTATGTCGATGGGTATGGATTAAATCCTGTTGATCAGAAGTTCACGCACCAAGATGTTCCCGAAAAGATTAGGTTGATATACGAGGTTGTGTTCAACAAGAAGAACGCGACCAACAAGTCAAAGTACAAGGAGATTTCTGACGTAAGACTTGAGGACATTTATGAGGAGATAGAAAACAATCAGAAGTACTACAAGAACGAGATTGAATGGATAAAGCTCCAGATCAAAAGACGTTACGTTGGTTATTGGTGTTTCATTAAAGGGAAGCCAACATATCTAAACGGAGCGAACTATTTCTTCTTGAACTTTTGGACGGTAAAGAACTTTGGTAAGAACAACAACAGGCCCGACTATCGGGATTACCAAAGATCAATGTTCCACCTCTTCATGTACGCGTACAGTACGCAGGACGCGTTCTACAAGCACAAGATTATTTACCGCGAGGAAGGTGTTGTGAAGACAAAGTACTCCAATCAGGACGTGAAGATCATTGTGGAGGACATGAAAGAGCTTGGCGTTGAGTACTACGTTCAGCCAAACCTAAATACGACAGTTGACAAGGGCAAACGAACCGTTCACGGGATCAACTTCGTGTCCGGAAGACGTATCGCAAAGACAGCGATTGCTTGTTGTTTTTGTACGTGGGGAACACTGAATATGCCCGACCAAACATTCATCATCCAGGCGATGAACGAGGATCAGGCGGTGAACAAGATCTTCATTAAGCAGATTCAAACTCCCGTCAGCAAGTTGCCATTCTTTTTCCGACCAAACTACAGGGGTAGGATTGAGGCAAAGGAGGGACTGAGGTTCCAATACGAGGGTTCTGTTGCGGCAGCAGCCCGTGCAGGGATTATCCCCGAACAGATGGAATGCTTTATCACTCCGCTTCCGTCCACGGAAAAGGCGGCAGATGGTGAGGCTGAGATTGCGTTCGTTTATAGGGACGAGCCTGCAAAGAAGACCGACTCCAAGGCAGCAGACCAAAACATTCCAACGTGGTGGTACAACACCATGAAGCCCGCGATTGAGCGAGGCGAGAACATCAGAGGGTTCTGCATCATGCCATCCACCGTTGGTGACATGGACACGGGTGGTGGTGCTCAGTTCTTTGATATTGCAAACGACTCTCACTTCTCCGATAGGAACGAGAACGGAACCACGCCATCTGGACTGATTAACTTCTTCCTTCCTGGTTATTACGCTGTTGAGGGATACATCGACGAGTATGGATCAAGCGTGATTGACGATCCGAAGGAACCCGTCATGTCCAACGAAGGGAAACTAATCACTAAGGGTGCAAAGAGTTATCTTCTGAACCAGGCCGATTATTTTGAGAGAAAGCGTCAATGGGAGAAGCTGATTAAACTTCAGCAGAACTTCCCGATGTCCTGGAAGCAGGCGTTTGCCGTTATTCCCAAGGATATGGGTATGCCGATTGAGAAGATGAGGGATAGGATCTCCGAACTCAAGTTCTCAAAGACGCCAATCACCACAAACATAAACTTGAAGTGGATGGGTGACAAGTTTGGAGGGGATGTGTATGTCGAGAACGATCCGAAGGGAAGCTGGACAATGTCGTACCTTCCACCACTTGAGGCAAGGAATAGAAAAACGGTTGTGACACCCGAAGAGGGATATATTCCACCGATTGAGAAGGGTCCGATATACGCGCCCGATCCATCGGTTATGAACAGGTTCTTCCTCTGTTGTGACCCTGTAAAGTTCCACAAGCGAAACACCGTAGGAAAGAAGAAGTCCAACGCGGCAGCCGCTGTGTTCTACAAGAGAGATAGCCAGGCAGACCCCGATACCAAGCCAAGAAGTGAGTGGGTTAGCAATGACTGGGTAATGATCTACAACAGGAAGACCGAGGACAAGTCAGAGTACCATGAGGAGTGGCTGAAGGCTGCGATATTCCTAGGCGCGTATGTTTACCCCGAATGGCCCGATGGTGAGGCGCTCGTGGAATACTTTAGGGAGAAGGGGTTTGACGGATACCTCCTCAAGGACGTTGGAACCGATGGTAAGCAGGACACACGCCCTGGTGTTTGGTCCGGCGAATCGGAGAAGAACGAGATGGCTGGGGATATCATGACCTACTTTAACAACAACGTGAAGTACGTTAAGATATGGCAAATCATTGAGGAGTGGAGTCAGATGAGAGGGATTGATGATTTGACGAACCATGACTTGTGTGCAGCGACCGGATGGTGCATGAGAGCCATCAAGAGCCGTATGCCCGATATCTACAAGGAAGTTTATCAACCAATTGACATAAGTGGCGGGTTTTCATCTTTTGACGTATAAATCGCTATTTTAATAAATATTTTGTACTTTTGGCTTTGAATTACTAAATTTGTATGCTATGATGTTGCCTCAACTGGCTGGGGGTGTCATGTTTCCCAATGACAATCTTCCAGAAAGCGAAAAACTAAAGCCCGATTTTGGATTGCGCTGTGGACGTGCCTTGTGGTCTCGCTATTCAGCAGGTGGTACATACTTCTCATTTAACCAGCTCCCCGAAATGCAAGAGACTCGCAACTATGGTGCGGGTATGCAGTCGCCGGAAAAGTACAAGAACTGGTTCACAAACGGATCTCCAATCGGAGCGAAGAGCATAAGTCAGAACGAGGCTTTTTCAAGCACACGCGGGATGTCAAGAGCACAGCGTAAGGCACTTGTGAATATCAGCTATGACATCTTCTCGCCAATGCGTAAGTTGTCAAACGTATTGTTGTCTGTCCTTTCAGATAACGACTACAAGGTAAAGTGCGTGTCTCTTGACAAGAACATAGTGAACAAAAAGAGAGATAAAAAGCTTGACATTCAGGTTAAATCAAAATACACAAACCCGCTATTAGAGAGCCTAAACCTTCCAAAGTTTCAGTTGCCATTTGTCCCAAAGGATGACATGATGATTGAGATGGCGGACCGATTGGGTTTCTTTAAGACGAAATACGAGGTGGCGTTTGAGAAGATAGCAGAGGCTGGATTCCGTTCATCAGACTGGGCGAATATGCGTCGGGATTTGAACAGAGACGCAATTGACTTCCACTTCCGCGCAGCAAAGATTTACAACGATGAGTTGACAGGACAGGTAAAGGTTCAGTACATTGACCCTGCCCGTCTTGTTATGCTTTGGAACGAGGACAACCAAGACGATCCAGTTGCTATTGGGCACATCGCGGTAGAGACCATTCAGTCCATGTATCCTAAACTCAAGGAGGCTGGATTCTCAGATGAGAAGATTCAAGCAATGGCTAAGTCATACGTCCCATATCAGACGGACGTAACAAGCCTTCCACAGTGGGCGTTTGAGAAGAAGGACCCAACAACAAACAGATGGGTTTGGATGGACTTCAAGGTGTATGTCCTTAAGTTTGAGTACCTTTCAACCGACTATAAGCAATATGTTGAGCGGGAAAATAAGCACGGCTACGTCACATACCTAAGAAACAATAAACCTATCGAGGAAAAGAAAAAGAACCCAAATGAAAGTTACGACGAGTTCCAATGTAACTATTGGTACGAGGGTTCGTACATCATTTCGGGAACTGGTCAAGATATGATCTATGAGTGGCGCAAGAAGCCAAACCAAATGCAGAAGGGACTCACGCCATTGAGTTCTTATGTCGTTCATAGAATTGGCGGTCAGTCACCGACCCGTAGCGTTAGGGGACTCCTTGACGACTTGATGTTTGCCATCTTGAAATTACGCGCAGCCGTATGGGCAGCAGCACCAAAGGGATATCGAATTGACGTGAGCGAATCTGCCAACATCAAGATTGGTGGAGTTGAATACGACTTATTTGACTTGATTCACGTACACCGTCAGAATGGTATCCAGGTCGTTGCAACAAAGTTCAACGCAGCATCCGGTAAGTACGTTTCTCAGCCAGTGACTGAGATGGATAACGGTTTAGGCCCACAAGGATCTGAATGGATTCAGCAGATCGCGAACATCCAAATGATGATCAAGGATCTGATGGGTATTCCAGACGCGATGGCTGCAAGTCCAGACCAAAGCGCAGAGCGTTTGGTTGGCGTTGTAGAGCAGGACTACATTGCGGGTAACCATGCAAACTGGCCACTCCGCGAATCTGAGAGAATATTCAAGCAGAAGGTTGCTGAAAAAATAATTCACCAGGCTCGTATTGATATTGAGTTTGATGAGAAGATTAGAGAGTTTTACAGCAGCATGATAGGTGAGTACATGATTGATTCATTAGACGAGGTTAAGGGACTTTCTCTTGACCAACTCGCTATCACCACCCGCGCACTTCCAAATGAGAAGGAGAAGGGAATGATCCTTCAACGCGCAATCCAAATGTCTCAGATCCCAACAAAGGATGGATCAGTTATGCTCCGCCCTTCTAGCATCGAGCGCATTGCTCAGTTGTTAAAGAACGATGATGTGGATGAGGCTGTTTGGTTTATGGCGGTTGAAGAGAACGAGGCGCGTCAACGCGAAGAGCAGTACGCACAGCAGTCAATGATTCAGAACGCTCAGTTACAACAGCAATCAGCAATGGCAGCAGAGCAGGCTAGAAGAGAGACCATCATGATGGAGGCTCAGATGGCCATTAACTTGGAGCGCGAGAAGGCAAATGTTGAGTTGATGAAGCAGATGCAGATTCAGAAAATGAAGAACGATGGAGCTTACCAAATTCAGTTAATCAAGGCCAAGCAAGAACTTGATGCGATTGAACTTGAGGCAAAGCTTGAGTCAGAACTAGGAAACGAAATAACAGGTAGAATATGAGTACAGAAACAAACGAAAACTTGGAGCCACAAAACGATCAGGCAGAAAACCAGGTAGAAAATCAAGTAGAAAACCAAGAGTCCGCACAGGATCAGCCTTGGTATGCAACGTATGGATTTGAGAACGAAGATTCGTTAAAGTCCGGAGTTGAGGAACTATTAAGCTACAAGTCACGCTTATCTGAGATTGAAGTTAAAGAAAAGGAAATCCAAGAGGGTTTGTCTTTGCTTCAAGACGCAGAGGATCCCTACGCGGGAATCGACGAGGCCAAGACAATGGTTGCATTTGGCAAGAAGGGTTTGACGCCATCTATTGCCAAGGACCTTATGTCTATTGACGCAGAGAAGGTGATGGAAGATCCACTCCAGGCGCTTGTCATTCACGAGGCAATCAAAAACCCTTCTAAGTTCAAGCAGCTTGGCAAGGAAACGATTGAGGAAGCGTTGCGTGAGAAGTACAACATCGGAGCGGGCGACTACTATGCCACCGCACTGATGAAGTCAGACGCTATTGACGCAATTGAGTCAATACAAAATTTTAAGAAAGAAGTTGAAAATGTTAAAAATCCATATACATTTGCAAAAGAATTAAAAAGCCAGGCGGAAAAAACCTATGCGGAAAGACAATCCTTGGCAATTGGCGAAGTACAATCTTACGCCAAAACAATCAAGGAGGTCCCGTACAAGTTTGGTGACAATGAGGTATCGTTAAAAGTTTCAAACGAAGAACTTGACTCCATCTTGAACTCGCAGGTTGTCAGCTTTTTAGGTCGTGCCTTTGACCCTAGCACTAAGGAGGGAAAGCAAGGATTACGCGATTGGATGGTAAAAGAGATCTTGACTCATAAGGTTCAGAGTGGAGATTTCGGAGTCCAAATAGCGAAGTCGCTTTCAGCCGGAGCAGAGAAGAAGGCGGTTCGTGATGTTTACAATGGTCAGCCAAAAACGGTTAACCGAATAAGCAAGACGGACATCGACGCGAAGAACTTAACACCTGCACAACGAGATTTGTTGGAGCGTGGATTACCTCTTCCGTCGCAACAATTAAATAAGGTTGAATAATTAAAAAACTAAAAAAATGGCATTTACACCAGGTATAAACATCAATCCGTTGTCAACGGCAGCGGGGATGACCTATGGCGGTATCCAGAACAACTGGGACGCCCTTAAAGATGACTTCGACGCAGTAGCTTACCTTCCATTCGGTGACGAATATTGGGATGCAATGAACCAGATCATGAACGCAATTGGTAACCGCGAAATCGCGAAGCAGCCAATGGTTCGTTGGTTCGAAATGACTCGTCAAGAGGTTCCTTTCACTGTTGATACGCCTCTCGCAATTAATGGCGCTGCCGGAGCTACTGTTAGCGTAAATTTAGACGCCACTAATGTTCAGTTAATTAGTGGAGTTTACTACTCTTGGCCAGCAGTTAATGAGATCTGGCGTCACGCGGTTAGCGGAAAGCTTTACCAAGTCCTTACAAAGACAGCTGGAGCTACCACTAGCTTGAGTATTCGTCCTGTTTTGAGCACTGCGACTACATTAATCAATGATGGAGATAAGTTCTTCTACGTTGGTGTTTCTGTTCCAGAAAACTCAAGCGCTCAACCTGCTAAATTCACCTTCGACACATTGCACACTGCTAAATTGCAGACCATGCGTCACGACGGTTTGTCTAGCTCTGAGGCGCTTTACAACCAACTTTGGTATTCTCAGTTGGAGAACGGAGTTCAGACTCCATACTCTAACTCACGCGACGTAATTTACTTGCAGCGCGAGCACCAAGTTGCTATCGTGAACACCTTCTTGGCTGGTCAGCAATCAACCAACACTGGATTGAATTCATTCCAAACTACAGATGGTTTGATTCCTACTATTTTGGCTAATGGTCAAACTGAATCCACAGGCGGTAGTCCAGATTATAGTGATTTCTATGCTTTGGAAGCAGCATTGACCACTCAAGATGCGTCAATTAAGAACTACATGGTATGGACCACTGTTAAGTCGTCTTCTGAAATCGAGAAGAGTATGCTTACCTACAACCAAAATGCTAACATCACTTTGAACAAGGTTCAAATGGAGAAGACATTCTGGGGTGAGGGTGCATACGCTGACTTGATGAAGTCTACTTATTCATTCAACACATTGGTATTCAACAACAAGAACTTTGGACTTGTTCGTATGGGTATCTTTGACAACCCACAAACCTTCAACACAACTGGCTCAACTTGGGCTGACTACGCTGTGTTCTTGCCACTTTCACAAGGTGGTGTTGATGACGGTTTGGGTAACATGGGTAAGTATATCCGTCTGTGCCATAAGCCAGGAGCCTTCATGAATATGTGGCAAACTGGTGGACGTGCAGCGGCTAACAAGACCGACAAGTGGGAGCTTGGAATTCACATCGTATCTGAACTTGCGTTCAAATTTATCAACGCAAACAAATACGGTATGTTCACAGCCTAATTGTTTTAGACTTAAGATAAAAGGGGGCAACGTCGCCCCCTTTTTAAAACCAATACGTTATGCTTTTCGATATAAGCACCAATCAACAGTTCTTCATCCCAGACTGGGCGGAAGACCAAATGCGGGAGGACTTCCCAGATTTCTTCAAGGGCAAATCTGTCCGAATTAAAATCAAAGAGTCTAAGATGCGTAAAAATTACAAAGTCGCATCGAATAGTCATGATAGTGAACCTCGCTTATTTGTTGAGCCGCCACAAGGCAACTCAAGAAAAGCACAGGGAATTATTATTGACCCGGAGTTTGGAGATCAAATTCACCTTCAGTATTCAACCCAACCTCCTCGTCAAGGAAACAATGGATTAGGGTTTTCTTACCCATCCAATCGAGTTACAATCAGTCACGGAATGGTTATTCCTCCAACGCAGAAGGATTTGTTATTTTACGTTCACTATATGTGTCCAGTTATTGAGGGAAATAAGTGCGCGTTTCCATCACCAGATCAATGGTATGAATACGATCGTCCGTCTGTAACTGCCAAGGCTAAGATTGACAAGGCTCGTGAAGACCGTGATTTGGAGAACTTGATTTACTTCGATACTCCATATAGCACAATCTTGAAAGCTATTGAGGGTCTTGCTATGAGAAATCAAGAAAACGAGGAACAAAATCGCGTTGCCCTGCATGATGCAATTAAGACTGGAAGCGAAACCTTCCGTCGCAATGCGTTTGAGATCCTTGGATCATCAAAACCAAAGCGCACTGAAGTTGTTGCGGAAAAAACACAAGAGACCGTTCATGAGTTAATTAATCGCCTTTCTGAGGAGAATTTAATCAAGAATATGGACGGAAAGTGGTATATTCGCGACAGAAGAGGCGACGGCACGAAGTTCTTAAAGAATGCCTTCTTTGAGTCTTCTGGAGACGACGCTGTATTTACCCTCATTGACCACCTAAAGGTTAACGAGGAGTTACTTGGAAAACTGAGAAAACTGTAAAATAAAATGCAAAGCACACTTTCCCTAACCCTGGACTTAACGCAGAAGAAGGGGTTTTTCACAGACACTACTGACTACAACGCTATCGGCGTTGACGTTAACACGCTAGGAGCGACGGGAAGTGTCGCAGTTTATTTTCAAGGAGAATTATTACCAGGTCCCTCCCCTACGATTAACCTCGCGGGAGGGACCACTTCTTCTCTTTTTGATCTCGAACTCGATCTAAATGGAGAAGTAGCAAATGGAAGTTATTCGGCTGTCTATACCCTTAATTACAATTTTATTTCATCGGTATCTTCAGTAGCTCCAAATCAGTTAACAATCTATACTTTAGGTTCTAACTATCAAGGATTCCCAGCAGGTACGTCTATCACTATTCCAGTCAACTTAGCTCTTGGAGCAAACGTTGTTTCGGCAACTGATAATGGTGGAGACTTAGAAATAATTGTTGACGGAACGGTCACTTCAATACCTCCAGCATCAAGAGCAATAACCGCCGAACAATCTGGGGGTTCATTTTCATGGGTATATGCGGGATGCACTTTGGTTGAGGCTCAGTCAGGCCTGGTGGCTGATTGTGATTTTGGCGATTTCGGTACGTTTACTGTTTCGAATCAAACGAACACCACGGGAATAACAATCAACAGCCTTACCGCTGATATTAATTACCCAAGCTGGACTAATCAGCCAGTCATCACGGTCACATCTCTTCCATACACCAACAACGAGTTGGCGACGGGAACATATAGCGTGACCCTAACACTAGAAATTGAAAAGGTCCAGAATGATGGACTGATCATCGTATACACTGCGAGCAGCATTCAAGAATTCAGGGTGAGCTGCATTGGAAGTCTTTGCGGACTGAACGCTTGTTTGGAGAATCTTCGCGCAGCGCATGAATCTGAACTGCTTCGAAATAGAATCAGCAAGTACCAAGTGTTTGTAGACAATATTTTGATCTACTACGCCGAGGCTCAGAGCTACAGATCTTGCGGTCAAATGGACGATTACCGCGCAACGGTTGCCAAGATTGAGGCTCAATTGGATGCTTCTGGGTGTGATTGTGGGTGTTGTGATGAGAACCAATACATTTGGGTTCAGAACACAAGTCCCGCGGCATCCATCATCATGCAAGAAATTGCAGCACTTCAGGATGACGTAGCGACTCTGCAAGGAGATGTAGCAACACTTCAAGTGGATTCAATTTTTACAGCAAACAATGGCCTTACTAAGGCTGGAAATAACGTTGCCTTGGGCGGAACACTTCTTGGCGACACAACAATCAACGCTTCTGGAAACACCTTAAGCATCGAAAGCAATGACACAGATCCGCTTGTTGTGAAAACAACTACAGGATCTCCTGCATCTTTCACGGTGACATCTCCAACGGGGACAATCGCTGATAATGTAAGATTGGTGACAACAGCTCTTCTTGGTCCTGGTGTTAATGGAATAGGAAGCGGGTTGTCTTTTGAAGCCGAAAAGGCAAACAGCGCCGTTAGTGTTACGTCGGTTATTAAGAGTAGTTGGGTAGACGCCACAGCTGGGGATTCAAAGTTTGAGATTGGAGTTACAGAAGCTAACTTAAACTCTACCGCTTTGACTATTGAATCTGATGGAGAGCTTCAATTAAATAATTATGGTGACGGAACATTTACTGGATCTCCTACTTATATTCTATCGGTAGATGTAGATGGAAAAGTAATTGAAACAGAAGTAGATAATGGTCTAACAAAAAGCTCAGGAAGTATTCAGTTGGGTGGAACCCTTTTAAATGACACAACAATAATTGGAGATGGAAAAAATCTTTCTATTCAAAGTGGAGATCCACTTGATGTAAGTGATTTCAGAATAGAAAACTACGCTCGATTAGTTCTTTCTTCTATAAACAGTTTAACAAGTCCGCTTTATTATTATCAAAACAACTCTTATCCACATCATACTTCTTATTCTACCATTTCATCGTTTCCAACAACGGGTGAATTGAGAACTTTTATTACCAATAGTGGAGTTCCGCAGGCAAATTTTGGATGTGTGGATACACTAAACTTAGAATATTCTGGTGGAAATTCAGATGACGTATTAAAAATATCAACCACATGGGATGCAGATCCAGCGGTAATCCGAAGAGGAAAGTATCAAATAACACTGAGAGAAACTAACTCAAACAGACTTGAGGTACTGACCCTTAGAGGAACCGGAGCCGCTCAATTAGATCAATACGGAGACGGGAATTTCACAGGAACGGCCGCATATAACCTAGCGGTTGATTTTAATGGAAATGTGATTGAGGTTGCCGCAGGTGCACCACTTGTTTATGCATCAAGGGTTACGCAAGGCGGATTTGTAGCTCCTGTTGTTACTGAAATGCAAAATACTACAGGAGCAACAATTACATGGAACTATTTGGCTGTAGGAGTTTACACAATTACTGCTTCTTCACCTGTATTTACATTAGATAAAACAAATATATTTATTACAACTACTGGTTCTTTTCCATGTTTTATTAATGCTAACGCTGACAGCACAACACAGTGCACAGTCATAACTTTTGATGGAGGTGGAAATATATCAAACGGTGTGTTGAATCAAAGCAGTGTTAAAATTGAAATTTACCCATAATGACCACTAACCTTGGCGAAATATATGCTGACTTGCTCTTTAGGTCCGGTAAGGACCTAAGGGGTGGGTACATAACTCCCGAAAACTTTAACACGGCTGTTCGGGTTGTTAACGAGCGTTATATGAACCGATTGGTTGACGTGTTTGAGCAGAACCGCGAGGTGACCTCCGACCTTCAGCCATTCATCAAGACCCTTGGTAGTCCTCAATACGCGGCACTCGAGTTCACTCCTGTTCTCGCAACAGATGTGAAGAAGGGTGGATACGCATCGGTTCCATCGGATCTGTGGTACCAGGCTAGTGCAAGTTACCTTGAGTTATTAAACGACGGATGCTCGTACCAATCAAACTACCGCACGGTGTTGTTTGTTCCGCAGCATATCTTCGACGCTAAGATGAGAAGCTCTCTTCTGAGTCCAGTTGACAATCCAGAGGAGAATGACCCAATCCTTGTCACAAGAAATGACAAGTACTTCATCTACCCGTTCATTAAACGAATCAGCTTTACATACATAAGAGAGCCAGAGACACCCATATTCGACTACGACATCATCAATGGGGAGGCGGTTTACCTTCCGCCAGGATCAACTCACACAAACAACTCGGTTCTTCCATCAGGAACACCAAGCCAGAGTGTTGAGTTCGAGTACCCAGAGAGCTGCGTGGATCACTTGGTTGACCTCCTTAAGACATACATCGGAATTGGAAACCAGAACGAGTGGAACGTACAAACTCAAATGCCAAGTAAAGTATGATCACAAAGCGTCAGGCCATAGAATTAATTCAGCATCGTCTGAGTGGTGGGGACACCCCAGAGGATCTTCGACGCCTGTATCCAAGGTCGGTAATCTCAAGGGTTCTCAACTTTGCGTTGTCTGATATTGTAACCCGCGATCCTTACTCCGCTTCGGATATGGCAGTCCCTTACACCTTTGATGTGAACAAGGACGAGAAGGGCTACTATTTGACGTTGTTGCCACAGCCCATCAGCGGATCGTTTTCGATATTCAGTGTTGAGGACGAGAATGCTGGGGATAACGCGTACATCGTCCAGACCAAGACCGAATCACAGGCCATCTCCGTACTACGCGGGGCAAACAAGCAGGCCGCCATATTGTTCGGCAACAAACTTCGATTTAATAAGGAACCATCTGGTTCTGTGACAGTTACGATGGTTCCAAACGTATATCAGATGGCGGATGACGATATCCTCGTTGTCCCATCTAACGAGACGGGAGCGGGGGAGATGATGCTCTTCCAGATGTGTTTGCAGGTTCTGCAATCACCTCAGTTCCAGGATGATATAAATAATGACTCAATAGACGCACAGAATGTCCGCAGTTAAAAACATAAAGTACATAGCCACATCGGCTCTCTATCGTTTGGGTAAGAACCCAACGGGTCGTGACTTGACGTGGATGACACAGGTTGCCATTGACTTCATGAGCGAGAAGATGCCTATTGAGGGTGTTGTGTCGCTGAAGACAACCTATGCGAGCATTGACACGGGAGCACGGGTGTTCACGATGCCTATGGACTGCATGAGGATCTCCAAGATTGGACTGAAGTCTGGTCGGAGAATCTGGACACTGACCTTGGACACATCATTGACGTATCCTGAGGAGTTCTTCCAGTGCGAGTCTGATAAGAATGACCAGGTGATTTTAGATGGGTTCTTCCCAAGCGGATACTTCGGTTATTTCTATAACGCGCCTAACTACACGATTGGTGGTGGCCGAAACGAGAACTACTACCGTGTCGATGGAAGGAACATCATCTTCGATCACAACATTCCCGATGGTCAGTTGGTCATTGAGTACTTCTCTAACGGCGCGGACATTGACGAGAACACCTTGATTGAGGTTGGATACGCTGAACCTTTTAGGTTATATTTGATGAGCGAATATTGCCTCCATCGCGGGAGCAGCATGGACGCGCAGAAGTACAAAGAGTTGCAGCTGCAATATGAGGCGGCGATGTACAGCGCAAATGTTCTTGTTAAGGCTCCACGATTGAGTGAGATGATAGACGCACTTGCACAGAGTTCGGAACTTAACTTAGGATAAAATGTTTGAAGACGAGATTGTATTTGGCGGAGGTATAAACACCGACGACGAGGCTAGGGCTGTACCCAAGGGTGACTACCGTGACTTTAAATACTGCCGTCTTGGTGATGTGGTTGGAAAGGGTTTCACGGTGGTTACCGCCGAGGGAACCATTGACGTAAGCGAGGCATCCATCACGGATGCGGACCGCGTACTTGGTGCGACCGAGTGGCTCAAGCAGAACGCCATTGTGTACTTTGTATTCAAGGCCGACGGAGACCACGAGATCTGGGCGTACTATATTTCAACCCAAACACATCAGCTAATCGTTCAGTCATCCGAGCTGAACTTCTCGCTTGACTACCCAATCTACCACGCGAATATCATTGACGACATCTTGAAGTGGACCGACGGACGTTGGGACGAATTGATGTACGATTATGCGACTGGAAACAGGCTGTTCAATCCGCCGTTTCAGATCAATCTTCAGAAGGCATTGGATGGCTTCTACGGAACGATACAATTGCAAGAGATTGATGCGGTAAAGTGGCCACTTGAGCCGCCCGTTGCCGTGTATGGAACCGACACGACCAAGGACTCAAATAAACTCAGAAAGAAGCTATACAAGTTCATGGTTCAACCCGTTTACGAGAACGGGGAAGAGGGTGTATGGTCTATGTATTCAAACCTTGCATTGCCCACGGTTAGCGAGTTTGTGTCAGGAGGAAACTGGGCGGCGTCTAATTATGATAACTTTATTAGCGTCACATTTAATACAGGCCCCAAGGTTGTTAGAAAACTGAATGTAGCCGTTCAAGAATTTAGCCGCGATAACTTTGGTGCGGAGCCAAACTTTGGAGTATTCCTCCAGCTAGATAAGGACATGGACGGAATAGGAAACAACGCCACCTATACCCATAGGTTTTATGGGGGTATTGCGGTTAATCCTGTCCTAAATTTATTCAAGAACTACGACCGACTTCCAATACAGGCAAACTGCCAGGACTATCTCCCGACCAATCAGGTTGTATACGCAAATTTCAGAGAGGGATTCAATAAACTAGAAAGTATAGATGCTCAAGCGGATCATGTCTTAACTCCTTTAGAGTGGAATTTATCACAAATCGCATTCTACACTCACGTAGATATGCCAGATATATTTGAGTTTTATAGTCCATCTGGCGGAGGGTTTTTAAATTATGATATAAGAACTAGTTCTGAACTAGTCTTTCAATCGGGGCAAATCATTAGTGCGAACCTTGTGTTTTCACTTCCATCCGTTTCGAACATATTCTTGTCTTATATTGTTACACAATCTGATGTTAATGCCTGCACAGGACCTCAGCCAAACGTCCAGCTCATTCAGATAGTTATGGACGCTTTCATATCTCAAATAAATGACAGATATGGAATCGGAACGGCAACACAAGCTATTGATGGACTGTTGTTTTATTATGGAATCCAAATATCTGGATATGTCATAAACGGAACCGCTACAGGAAGGCCACTAAATATTTCCGTCCAAAACTTTGCAAGACCATCTCTAAAGACTGGGGCAACACATGAGTTTGGGATTGTGTATGGAGACAGGGCATACAGAGACAGCACGGTATACACAAACAGCGAATTAAGCACTTTTGTTCAGTTCCCAACCCAACAGGTGAATGATATGCCCGGAGGATTTGGTAACGTGAATCAGCCATACTACGTTCTCCCAAAGATCACCATAAGTCACCTTCCTCCAATTTGGGCAACCCACTATTGGATCGTGTCTCGTCCAGCTACGGAGATATTAGACTTTGGTCAGTACGTAATAAACCAAGGTCCAAATGGAGGGCCAGCAATTCAAACAGTTGGTGACCGCGCAAGAATCATATTGGATAACTATTACGAGGACACAAACCAGGGGGCAAACATTCATCACGAAATTAAAGTAGGTGATGTTGTTCGTTTTATTAGACGCCGTCCAGAGGATGTAACATCTCCCACGCCCGATCAGTGTGCGTATTTAACTGACTACTTTGAGTTGGAAGTATTAGCATATGATCCAGCATATATCGTTGATGGAACAAGCACATCATTCAAGGCTATTTATGTTCAGTCATTTGACTACACGTTAATTGATGATGCGTTGTATTATGGTCAACTTCTTGAGATATACACTCCAAGAAAACAACAGGATGACACAGGAAATCTTTTCGTGTCCACCTGGAAAGATATCACCGAATCTCTTCCAATTAGCAATCCATACACTGATTCAAGAGCA